GGTTGAAAGTTGGTTATACCAAACTGTTCACCAAGCAGATCTTGTGTTTCCTGTGAAAATAAATCTTCGTAATACAAGTCAATATATTCAAGTTTGTTTTGATCTAGCCAAGCTCTCCATTCATCATTTTGACGTTCTATCTTCATCATATTGGTCACTAAGTGATTGGAGTTTGCTTTGATCTTGGGTATTTTGTTAACGGGTAATTTATCAGGATGCCATACTGATACTATTTCATCTTCTATGTTTAAGTCCATAAGATAGTCTACTACAGCAAAACTAAATGCATGTGCTAGCTTATCACGTCGTGATAAAAAAATAACTTTATCTATTTTTGTTTTGGGCAACCAATTACGACTATGAGTAAGCAAAGCCGATTTACTGCTATTTGCAAATTTATCTTCGTCCCAGATACTGCTACCGTCCTGGTGTTCTTGCACTGCATAATATCCACTTGAGTTAAACAGCTCTAGTAGATAATTATTAGCGCATCTTCCCAAAGACGCTATCATTGCAATCATGCTTCAACTATGCCCTCGGCAATGAGTTTTGCTCTGTTAGCCATATGCTGTTCCAGTAACTCTTCTTTGCTGCCACCCATGTAAGGCACAGCATGTCCTTCTAGCATCATAATGTCAGTAACACTCATTGTTCTATCTTGTGGTGCGTAGTATACATCAAAGTCTCCCAGGATACGTCCGAACTTGCCTTTCATATCCTCGCCATCTTTTGCAATTTGTGTTTTAAGCACAATAGCAGGGCCATCAAGCAATTCTGTCATGCGTTGTTTGGCTGCTAATCCAAACTTTTTTTCTACTAAATCTCGTGTGCGGCTTTCTGGCGTGTCAATACCCATGATTCTCACACGCTCGTCTTTTATCCATACACCGAAGCCCAAGTCGATATCTACATCAACTGTGTCGCCGTCTACTATGTTTATTAGTTTTGCTCTGTACTCGTACATGTTATGCTCCTGTTATAGGAGTATTTATTAACGAGGATAGCCTTTGAATGCTACAACTGGGCTTTGTGTATTCACTGCATCTGGTTCGTGACTGCCTGTGTGCGAGCCGTCTTCCTTGCTGGCCATTCCAAGTGCCGCAAAGGCTTTTTTTGACATGTCACGTTCTTCGTCAGTGAATGCATTAACAAGACCGTCGCCGCCGATCCAACTTTCTGGATCCGGCATGTGTTCGTTGTTGCCGTCTTTGTCCATGCCTGCCATTGCCATTGTAGCACGATACATATCATAATAGCCTTTGCTTCTTACATGACCAGGGCTTGCTGCTTGATGTACATGAGGTGCTTTGCCCTTTGTATGTTTGAAGCGCAGGCCTTTTTCTTCTTGTAAGAATTCGCTAGCTCTCATTAGCTTTGATAAACGCCCGAGTTTGCACTTGATGCGGTTCCCATTTCAGTTGCTGTTCCTGCACCACCAACAATGGTAAGTTCGTTGCCAACACCTACATAGATGTATTGCACAGTGTTTGCCGGAATAACAATTGGAGCACTGTAAATAGTGTCTGTGTTTTCGTTTGGCTTGCCAGCAAGTGTAACTTGTGCTGTTACACTGTTTGTGCCTGTTGAGATCATTGCTTTGTCTGTTGCCCAGGCTTGGGCTGATATTGCGCCTGCATATACGGTTGTTTGACTAGCCATTTATTTTTTCCTTATACTATCTTGCTAACTGGTTTGGAACTCCACATACGGCAGCTCCAGTAACCAGCCTTTGTTCTATCTTTTTTGTCTGAACAGTTATGTCTTGCTCTAAAGTTCTTGCGAGCTTTAGGGTTATCTCTGCGAATTTCCATGTTTGGATCACCAAAGTTAACCTTCTTTACATTGCCTGTCTTTGGATCTTTAACATATACTTTGTACTTTTTAACATCACCACGTGTTGGTTTGCCAAGTTTAACTTCACGTCCTTGATATTCAGCTTCGTTGGTTTTGCTACGTTCCAGTGAGCGGATTACACTGTTAACCATTGCACTAACATCACTGCTACCTAATTCATCACCATCTTCATGATCTTCGGCTTCATTATTGATAGCATCAACAATACGCTCGATACCATAGTTTCTAACCATTTCACTGAATTCTTCCATGTTCATGATTCTACGCTTGATAGCATCTGCGGCATCATCAGCATCTTCGCCTAAGGCACGATTGATGTTTAAGCCCTTGCCAAAAATATCATCAACTTTTTTCTGATAGTAGTTGGATGCATCGTCATTGCCCATACGCTTGTGGAACGCTGCTTTACGCTTGTAATCAGCCGCTTTGTCCATGTCGCCGTCATGTACATGACTGTCTTCGGCTTCTGTCTTTTTTGGAGGCAGCTTTGCCATACCTTGGTCAGTTGGTCCGCCTCTCATAAGTGAGTATAGCTCATGCTCTTCATCTTTTGATTCGTCTATAGCTTCGGCATGGTCTTTACAATCGCTACAAATACCCAAACCGTTTTCATAGTTCATTAGTGGAGCGTCGCAACAATGACTTCTAGGCGCATCTCTATCTTCGTCTAGTTCTTCGTCCATGCCGCAGCCGCAATGCTCAAGCACTGCTAAACTGTAGTCGTCTGCTTCAACGACCACACTGTCATCTGTGTGACTGATCACATCAAACTCCAGAGCAAGTTCTTCGTTAACTCCAACTGTAAACACATCGCCTTCAACCATAAAGGCTTGCGCTCTCTCACTCTCAGTGATGTATTTCTTTAGACTCATTTTACTTTGAATTCCTTGTAAAGTTCCATCAAGTGACTTGCACTTGTTTCTTCTAGTTCTGATTCACCAAGGTTAACGGTGTTATTCTTCATGTGTTGCATTGCAAGTGGATTGTCGCCCATGTTATTTGGGTTCACTTGCAACTTAGGACCGTTCAGTCCACCAGCAATACCATTAACCAGTGTGTCTGTGTCTGCTGTTGCTGTATCGTCTGCACCGTTTGCAAATTCTTGCTCTTCGGTCATTTCATTCTGCATGCCAAAGCTACCAAGACCTGCTAGTTTAAGCAGCGAGCCTAATTTCATTGCATCTTCATCGGTTGCGTTAACTGTTAGGCTTGGGCCGCTTTGGTCATTCATACTAATGTTGATATTCATGCCTTCCATTAGCTTGCCTGCTGCACGAACAATTTCATTTGACTCATACACACTTGCATTTTTGTACAGTGATTTGCCGCTGCCGCTTGCATCAGTTGCCATTGCACCACTTACTGTGGTTTCAGACACTGCGTCTTCTGGCATGTTTTTAGCGTCAGTTGATTCTAATTCATCATGTGCAAAAGTTTCTTCTGAGCCGTCTGCAAACTTAACAGTACACTTGTCGCCGTCGACCTTAATGCACCTACCTGGTGCTTGTCCTGGGCCTTCTTCTTTTGGAAGTACTGTGTCGCCTACTTTAAAACCTTCAGTCATTGCGTATTCTTCAAGTGACTCGTTTTTCTTTTTGTCTTTGGCAGCTTTTTTCATATCTTCTTTTTTGTCGCCGTCACCGTCAATGTCTGCAAAGTCTGGCTTGGCTGCTTCGTTAGCAAGTGCCATGTCCATGTCGCCATCATTGTCAACATCAACCATAATCCAGTTGTCACCTTTTGGATCCATACTGTCACATTCACAATCTGTAGTTGGTTGACCAAGCATGTCACCACACTGTTCGCATTTGAGTGTTTTCATACCCATGTGACCTTCTGCAACTTCTAGCTCTTTGATACGAGCTTTCATTTTTTCTTTTGCTTCGTCACTTTGAGCAGGGTTCTTTACATTTGCTTTAAGCATTGCTAGTTCGTCTTTGGGACTCATTTTGCCTTCGTCCATCTCAGCTTCAGATACTTTGTACTTCTTGCCGTCAACTTCAAAATCATCTTTGCCATCTTTTTTGGCTTGCATCATAGCACCTGAGAACGCATTACCTTCTTCGACGTCTGCTTCATCAAGTGGATCTTCAGCCATGATTCTTTGAGCAGCATCTTCTGGTGTTTCACTTACTGCTTCTTCGATCTCAGCTAGCGGAACACCTGCTAGTTCTGCAAGACGACTCATCATAGCGTCTTTGAGCTCTGTTCTAATTGTGCTTGCTGTTTCTTCAACTTCTTTGAGTTTAGCAAGTTTGTCCATGCTCAATGCTGTATCTGCAAATATACCTTCATCTTCGTGCATACCATCTTTGTCATGCTTTTCATCATACTCGATATCTTTGGTTACTGACTTGCCATCTTTACCAGCATGATCTTTGCCATCATACTTTGCATCACGCTTTACTTCGCGTCCTGCTTTTTCTGCACGATCATCCCTTTCGACATCAGACTCTTTTTCAAACATCTTGTTGTCTTTTTTCTTTTCTGGCAACCCATCTGGACTTTGTTTGTCGCTAAATGGTGTGTAGGTGCTTTGCTTGTTCATTTTGCTAGCATCAACAGCTGCATTGTCTTCCATTACTGAATTAAGTTTTTCTAATACTTTATAAATGTTGTCCATGTTTCCGTTCCTTTATTTGTTCTTGCCTGGAGGGCCGTCTTTACGATTCTCTGGCGCTGAATCACCAGCGGAACTGGTAACCTTTGGAATCTTGTTAGTACCCATAATTGGGCTATCTGTACTATTAGGGTAATCTGTTGTGTATAGCGGGCCTGATGGGAAAACATCTGGATCAGCACCGCCTGCAATTGTAAAATCACTGCTATATTCATTGCCAACTACTTTGCGCTTATAGGGATCTGCGCCGTAATATTCGCTGGCTTCTTGTGATTCGCTACTATTTGGCTCGTAATCTGAACCTAAAAGTGGATCTGCTTGTGCTTCGTATTTTGCACGTTCTTCATCAATGCTATCAGCATATTGTGTATCTTGTACGCACATTCTATTTGGATCTATACCTAACAATCGCGCAATCTGTATCATCTGCGGCGGAGTTGTTGGATAGTTAAAAGTTACGTCAATGATTGACATACTTTCGTTTTCAACACCTGGAAAGTCCGGAAGTGTTTTCTGGATTGGTGTTTTCTTTGGTTCTGACATTTTAATAACATCAAACTGCTGGAGTTTTGCTTCTAGCTCGTTGACCTGTTCGGCAGTTATGTCGCCACAGATTTTGATTCGATAATCAAATGTTTGGCGTGTCTCTGTCAAGTATTGTGCGAATGATTTCATCTTATTTTCCCTCTGTGCAGTATTTAGCAAAATCTGTCTACTTTTCATCTTTGTCTTTGTTTAACAGCCGATCTAAAAGTGCGTTTCTATCAAGCACAACACCTGTTCCTGTAGCAATTTCATTGTCGCTGTTGGCTGCTTGTCGGGCATCCAGTGTGGCTTTTTTTAGTTGTAGATCAACCATCTTGAGCTTTTTGTTTAGTTTAGCAGTTTTAGCAGTAATAGCATGACCGAGCATTGTACTTGCAACCCCAAAGATATCGCTTGCCCAGCGACTGTCAACATTCATTCCTAGATCCATTAGATCATCAAAGCTCTTGCTTGCTTTGATAGCAAGGTCATCCATTTCTTGATCGCTTGCTTCGAGCCCGCGTACCTGCGGCAATGCCGCTTGAACCTTGTCAAGCTCACTGAGTGCATTTTGCATTACAGGATTGTTTTCAGGTGTAGGCTCAGGAACATTGTCTGGTGTTACTTCGTTTGCCAGGCCATCATCCACTGAATCTGTTGGTAATTCAAATAGTTCTTCTAGTTTTCGCGTCATACGAATATTTACCGGCGTTTGCCACCTTGGCGGAAGATATCGTCTTCGGTAATTACTCTAAATTTCAAGCCATTTCTTGCACACCACTTGGTAGCAGCATCCCACTTGGCATAGTTAACTGCAACAATTGCTTTGTCTCTGTTAGACGCTTTGCTTTCTAGTATGCTTTGTTTCTTGGGCTTGATTTCAATTAACTCAGTGATAACTTGATTGTGTCGATTCTTATACTGTATTAGAAAGTCTGGAATGTAGCGTGTTGGCTTACCAGTAAGTGGATTCCGATAAGGAATAACAAGACTTTCACTTGCCCAACTTACAATGTTATCGTTACTGTCACAAAAGCGCATAAAAGCCAATTCCCATCCACTGCGGTATTTGGGTGCTTTTTTGCCTGCATACTTTGCTTGATTTAACACTGTGTAGTAACCTTGCTGATAGTTATTAGCCATGGGTCACCTATATAAAGACGTTACGGGCTGCGAATTGATTTGGAGTTGCTGTGGTCCTGATCCCTAACAGTGTGCTATTACTGCGTAGATTGTTAAGGTAATATGCAAGTGTTGCTGTGATTTGCACTTGGTTTTGATTGCTTAGTTCATTTAGCAATGTTTCAACAGGTATACCCGAGTCTTCACTGATAGTAAAGACTGTAAGTGTAAAGTTTTTAGCAGCTAGTGTTTCAGCAAAGATACTATTAAAGAAACTTAGTACATTATCATACACGTTTGAATCAATAATCAGTTCACGATTGTAAAACTCATCAAACACTCTAACAGTAGGATCAGTGTTAGGATTGGTGTAGTTCACTGTTGACATTGTTATTGTACCTTTGTTTGGCTAGGAACTGTAACAGGGCCGCTGCTTACTGTAGCTGTTGCTGATTTTGGTGTTGCCGGAGCGTTTACGCCAACTGTTTGTTGCGTAGGCTGTTTTGGAAATAGCACACCTTTTGCTGCACCAGGTAAATCTTGTCTGATAGTGCTTCGCAGTGCATCTCTTGTTTCTGTTCTTAAAATTGATTGCAAATCTCTTCCTTTAAACGTTTCAAATGCAGAACCACCTTTTTGTATTGCACCAACTACGCCGGCTAAATTGCCAGCACTTAAATCAGTTACAATGCCTGCGGCGGCATCTATCAAGCCGCCATTACCAAATATAGTGCCTGCACTGCCTGGTCTTGACAACGGCGACTTCACTGTGTCATAACTGCCAGGATTAGCAAAGCTAGGTATGCCGCCATCTGGTTTCGATCCTGTTAACGCACCGTTATAGTACTTAACTGTTTCATAATCAAAGGTAAAAGTATTTTGCATGATACCAGCACCTTCTGTGTAGTTGTAAGTATCATGTTCGAATGAACTGATAATAGGATTGATCAGTGTGTATGCTGCCCATTTGTGATCATCAAATCCAAAAATTGTAATGTCACGGAAAAATGCTGGTTTGCCTGCCCTGGCGCCGTCTGTATAACTTTCGCCAATATAACCCCAATCATTGATTTCTCTATCTTGCGTATAGATATCTCTGTAGTTATAAGGATATGCAGCGCCTGGATTAACACCTTGAGCATTTTGTCCTAAACTGCCATTGGTTACTGCCGCGTCCCAATACTTTTGACTAGCATCTTTGTAGTAATACGCATAGTAGTTGTACCACATTGCTCTTGATTGATCACTGGCATCATCATGCATAATACAAGTAATGGGATCATATTCAATTTGTGTTTGTACTTTGCGTTTTCTGTTATACTGATTCATAGTATCAACACTGAACTTGTAACTAGGAAGTTTAACTTCTTTTACAAGCAAACTTAGATTGTCTAAGTCTTGTGTTTGAAATACATTACGCAATTGTGGAATTTGTTGTACATTTAGATTGAATACAACATGGAAGAGAAATTTCCTACGCGGAGCAAGCGCACCGTTGTTACTACGGAACGTCTTGCTAGCATGCGTATAGTCTTTTAAGAAATCGCTGCCAAAAAATCCTTTAAGAAAGTCTTCACCAAAGGCCATAAGTTACTCCTTATTAGCCAGTTACGACGTCGCCTAATGTTCTTCCTACTGTAGAGCCAATGCCTGTACCAAGTGGTGTTTGAACAGCATTATCATAGCGAACTGATATTTCAATAGTTGCTGGATCATTTGAACCATAATCAAGATCACCATAGTTAGCACTTACCAAGAAGCAACCATATAGTTCCCAAGTTTCAAGTACAACTGGTGCGCTTGTGCCGTTGCCACCGTCAAGTACTTCACAACGTGTAGTGAACTTGTAATCAATACCAGAACTAGCTGAAGCCTGCTCCATGGTATCCATTTGCTTTTGTAATTGCTCTCCAATCAGTCTACTAACGTGTCCGCCGGCGTCATCTCTAAATGTTGCTGATACAGCATCCCATGTTTGACGTCCTGCTAGATACATACGACTGTTGTAGATTGGAATTTCGATCTCTTCAAAGTTAATCGTTGGACGATTAAATGTCATTACCTGTTTGGTAAGCTCTGTTCTAGGTGTAGTTACACCAAGGTTTTCAAATACCACACGGTAGCGGTATTTTAGTTTTGGCATTAACAGACCTTGGGTCGGACTTGATTGGTCACTGGCCAAAGGCACTGTCATTCTTGTTAGCGATGATACGGCCATGTTATAATTCTCCTATTACAATATTATTTATCTAAATTTGGCCACAAAAAAATGAGGCCTAAACCTCATTTCTCTGTATTTAAAGTATGTTAAACTGCGGCTGAGCTTGCTACATTACCAGCAGCAATTTCGCCTGTGTTCTTGATTCTAACTGGAATGTAGATGAACTCAACAGCTTTGACTGGCTCAATAGCAACGTCAACGTACAGTTCGTTTCTATCAATTCTAGCCGGTGTGTTGTTTGATTCATCACAAACTACCAAGTAGTCATAAAGTCCGCGCTTGGCTACCAGATCAATCATCAAGCTCTCGATGCTGTTCTTGATTTCATCGCGTGTTGTTTGATCGTTTGGCTCAAACACAAAGTTCTTACCAATAACTTCAAGTCTGCCGCGAATGAATGCAACAAGTCTTGCAACGTTGATTCTATCCAGTGAGCTCTGTGTGTATGTTGTCTTGTTACCATAGTTGAGAATGCCGCTACCCGGAATGAATGTAATTGGGTTGATGCTGTTCTCATACAGTGTATCACGTAGACCTTGGCGGATTGCTGTTTGAACAAATTCGCCTGATTGTGCATCCACATAACCTAACTGACTTGCGTTGTCAACCGTTCCGCGGCGTGTACCTGCTGGTGCCAACCATGGATAAGCAACATCATCTGAACGTACAATTGTTCTCAATATCATATGTGATGGTGGAGCAACCACTGTAGCACCACTTAGATCAGTTGTTTGACAACTTGGATAGAACACACCAAAGTATGGATCTGCTGTTGTTAAGCCGTCGCCGTTTGCGTTAGTTGCCCAGTTAGTAACGTCTGTGCCATTGTCTGCTAAACGCATTGGAGTATCACCAATAACAAACGCTGTATTGTTACGCTCGTTGTTCAGTGCTACCATGTTGTTTGCAAGTTCTTCGTAGTTTGGACATGCAATCAAGTTGTATATCTTCTGCTCTTCACGTAATTCCTGTGTGCCATCGATACTGGATTTCAATGCTGCAACAACAATTGATCTTACAGCTTTGCGTCCTGCATACATAGCACCGTTGCTTTGTACTCCACTTGCTGTTACCCATGCATCTGTCACTGTAGGCAATGCACCATATGTAGAGAATGGGAAGTCTGTGGCGTTAAAGTAGTTTGTTTGGAAACTCTTTACGTTAAAGCCTGAACGTCTCATGTTCCAAACCAATGTACCTTCCGGATAAAGTGTAGGATCCGGCTTGTCTAAGTCAACATAATCGCTAGTTAGCAAACTAACAATAGTTGGAATGTCGTCTGTGATTGGATCAGTTGTTCCGTTACCGGCCCAACGTACATCAGCAAACAGTATACCATTTTGTGTTGTTTGATCTGAATTGTCAATTAACACCCATTGATCCACTGAATCAACACTCTGCCATCTGTAAAGTACAGGATAGTTGTCTAAGTCTGCTGTGCTTAACCAAAGATCGCCATACACCAATGCACTCTTAGCAGCGTCGTTCTGTGTTGTTGGGTTAGATGCGCTAACAATTGGTCCTGTGGCATTTGTAGTTGAAAGATTAAATCCTCTAATGTCTGAAGTGACATTTTGGTAACCTTTCCACGTACCACCACTTTGTATCATGATATCCGCTTGATCGGTTGAACTGTAATACCAGTATGTACCGTTTGCTGGATCAATGCTAGGTGCTGTTGCATTTGCAGTGTAAACTGGTGTTGAACCAAATCCAAGTGGTATCCAGTTACTCAGTATCACATCGCTGTCATTGCCAGATCGTACTTGACCAGTTGCAACTGAAGTTGTAATACCAGCATCAGTAACTGGCGTGCCAGTTGTGTTTTTCAGTACGATAGTACCGCCTAGTGTGTGTTCAATTTGAACTGCACCAGATGATAGTACTCTTGCTGTGGTGTTGGCAACATTTGCTGCAGTAAATGCTGCAACAAAGTCTGCGGCAGTAGTTCCACCTAGTGTTGCTGTAACTGCTGTTGTTAACACTGTGCTGTTCTTTGCACTTGCTTGAATTGTGTATTGATCTGAACCAGTAAATGTTGGAGTAAATGTTGCACCTGTTACCAATGTTGCACCAGTTGAGTATCTTTCAAATAGTTTGTAGGTATAAGTGTCGTTGCCGCTCACATCATTTTGTGCATAAAGTGCGCCGGTAGCAATGTTGGTTCCGCCGCCTGCTGGATCAAGATTTTTCAATGCTGTTTGATCGTTTGCATAAACTGGAACGTTCTGTGTTACAAAAGTATCAGTTGTTGCATCATATTCTCTAACAACCAAGTTTGCACCTGAGTTTACATTGTTTGTCTTGGCCCACACACTGCCTGTTGGATGAGGCTCTGTGCCTGTTGCAGCCCAACTTGGGTTGGTATAGCTAGGTGACATCTGCAATACTGGAGCATAGTATGGTTTGGTTGCACTTGCTGTAATTCCTAGCTCAGTGAGCAGTGTAGCATTGTTACCATTCTCAATCATCAAAATACCGTTACCGTTGTCAGTTGATCCGTCGTTTGTACCAGCACTGTCAACAAAGATGTTTA